ACTCAACCAGTCACGCGCTTCAGCAGGCGTAAAGCGGCTTTTATCAAAACGAATAGCCTGTAACTCAGTACCACCAGCAGCAAGAATGCCGTAGATAAAATCAATACCGGCCCCACCAGCGTCGCTATCACGCCGAAAGCCATCAAACTTATCAGGATCGACAAGTCTTGCTGCGTGTTCGTTTGGAAATGGTCTGAAATCTTCATACTGTTCCATCAGTGTTATCCAAGTTTGAGTCAGCCATCTTGAGAGCTTCAGGACCACCAAAAGGCTCAAATGCCAGGGTCAAGCCAAACGCTTCAGCCGTCTGCTTGTCACGCTGCCATGTGCTGTAGATTTCCTCAACATCGCCACCATACTGAGAGGCGACATCAGACGGAGAGAACAATCCATTGTGCAATCCAATAACAGCGGCAGTGATCTCATTCTTAGGATCAACCCAAGAGAAGCCACGACCACGGAACACACTCTCATCAAAGAACTTGGAAAACTTGGTTGCCGGAATCGAGATGAATCCAAATTCCATGATGTGCTGAAGCCACATGGAATAAACCGGAAAAGCCAGATGATCGATAAGGAAACGCTGCATCATCTTATACCCATCACGCTCATCAAGAGCGCCCTGACGGACTGATGAGTAACTTGTTCCTTCCAGATCGTTCGACAGGCTTGCATAGCTCACACCCAAGCCAGATGCGATGCCGCGAAGGATACCCTTCTGGAAGTCTGCGAACGCTGTCGATGGATGGCTTGCGTCAAACGCAGTGAAATCGACACCAGGAGGCAACTGATGGAACGTGCCAGGTTCTGCATCCATAATCGGAACATTACCGTCGTAATCATCAGCGTTGAAATCATCACCAGTGGGAGTGGTAAAGAAGCCCATCTTGGAAGCCGATAGACGCGCAGCCACCAATTCAGCCTCACGATGCCCATTGAGCATCTTCACAGCCGTCATAACCGGAGCAAAAGCCGGTTCACCGCGTGTCTGACCTGCGCGGTTCTGTTGATAGATATGCAGGATCTCAGAAGCCGGTACGCGAACACTGGCGACATTCCTCTGAGAATAATCGTAATCACCTGGATGAGCTTGACGCACCCAATAAGCTATTGGACGTTGGTACTTATCGACCTCAACACCCATGCGAATCTGGTTGCCATTAGGCAGCAACTGATTTTTCTGCTCATCAACAAGATCAGCCTCAATCAGATTGAGAGCCACACCGTATTTGAACCGATTAGACCGCACGATCTGGATGAAGGCTTCACCGTCGCGCTTCCATGCTTCAGCGACATACTGCTGGACATCCGTCCATGTCATCTTTCCATCTACGGTGCAGGAACGGCCCCAATCATACCATGTGCGCTCGATCTGATCGTTACCGATGACATCCAGAGATCCATCAGCGTTACGCGCCTTGACCTGAAGCGACAATCCGGCCTCACCGACGGCGTTAGTCCGCACAAGGCTAAGAAACCGACGCGCATAGGGATCATTACGCGCCAGATCACGAGAACGATCACGCATAAGCACCAGAGCAGGACGCATTTCGCTATCAGCACTGCGATTGCTTCCATTGAAATCAGCAAAGAGTCTACCCTGATTTGCAGCCGCATAACTGCGATGCTGCATTCTGCGCTTAGGCTGCTTCTCAGCAGGACGTAGAAAATCCCAAAAACCCATTAGAGAAATCTCGCCTTGATGGTTGATCCGGTTCCCTTACCAGCGGCAACATCAGCAGCCTGACGTTCTTTGACCACCTCCTTCCGGTAATAGTCGCGCCAATCAGTCAATTCGGTGATCGACATCTTGGAGATCGAGCGACCTTGGATTGAATAGCTTGTAACGTCTTTATCAGCCTTACCTTCGAGCAGGGACTGAATCTTCTGCACCATGATTGTGGCATGAGATCGATTATCCGCACCATTCTGGTCGAGATTCGACAGAAGTTCGAACTCTCCAGTGTCGATCAGGAGTTTTGCACCGTCGCTTTTGCGGACGATAAACGCTTGCCATGCATATGTCCCAGCCGACCATGCAGAGCTAACAGCGGATGTGATAGAGGCTAGAAAATAATCTGAACCAGATGTTGCAATGATGCTCACATCAACACCAGCACCATTAATCAAGCGAATGTTATACGCCAGATCGTAAGATGCCGGTGGATAATCAGTAAACAGATCGGTCCGCTTCCACTGCACAAACGTACCAGAGACAATGGACTCCGGCTCAGTCGTCAAAGCGTTCGCAACGTCGAACAGATTTGCCATTAACGACTCCCGAAAAATGAACAGCAAGTGCGCTGATTCTTCTTCAGCCTCTTGCAGTGACGACCTTTGCGACGAACCTTGCGCGTAATATGGGTTGGATTTGTGCTGACTTTAACAGACTTAGCCACACTACCTCCAACTGTTAGCGAAACCGCCAGAATTACGCTTTTTAGCCGCCTTCTTCGGATCAGCCAACGGATGAACAGGTTCATCAACCGTCTTTTGAACCATCTTTCCAGCTACATTAGCATAAAACTTGTTGTAAACGCTATCCATATTCACGTTGATAATTGCCAGTGCCGCAATTGCGTACACTCGAACGTCCAAAGCCTCGTTTCTGGTGCGAGTTTTAACCCAGACCCTGCTGGGAAAGCCTTTGCTGTACTTCAGCATTTGCTTTTCAGCCGTTAGCTGCTTGAAATACTCATCGTCACGGCCAACCGGAAAGTGGCAATACCCTGGAGACGGCTCTTCGATCTTCAGCCGTGCGTAATGAAGTTCTTTAGCCGTGTCCACACCAACGGGATAAAGCGGAACTTTGCCAATATTGTTTCTGCTTGGACGGCCAACAATAGCCTTGCCTTCGCCACCGACGCCTTTGATTGCAAATACGCGATGCCCAGCGCGAGTTTTAGCGTAGTTATACACCGCCCTAGTGTGATGACCACCAGAGTCCACTGTAGTGCAGCGTATAACCATGCTTTCGCCGGTAGGATGCTCATATGTTGCCAGAATGATTTCATCGAGTTGGGACCAGAGCTTGGGGTTGGACGGATCGCCGTAAAGAACGTGATAGGCAATGGACCAAGATTCTTCTCCTTTGCTCCATCCGACGATTTCGCATTCAAGCCGGTCATCTTGGACATCGACGCCAGCCGTGAGGAGGACAACATCCTCTGGGATTTCTTCATATTCCTCTCTCCGCTTTGCAACTGCGATATCATCTACACCCTCGCCCTGATCCTCCCATGTTTCACCGAGGAAGGTGTTAACAAATGTTCGAAGCCTCATGGGATCTTTTCGCGCACCGAGGAATTCCTCAACCGCGTCAGCCAGAACAGACCACGGACTGTAGAGAGCTGAGAGATGAAACCCAGCCACACCGTTGAACGCCTCAGTGGCTTTCCACTGGCCTTTAGCCACCGCTCTTGCACGATCAGCGTCGGACCAGATCGATCCGCAGTGTTCACATCCATAAACAGCCGTCTTAGGAAGATCACGCTCCCATGAGACGTTCGCCCATTTCATCTCCTGATGCTCACCGCAATCCTTGCACGGCACCATGAACTTGCGCTGATCCGACTCTTGATACGCATCCTCGATCCGAGAAGCGCCACGATTGGTCGGAGTTGACACCAGAATGATCTTCCGGTTCCAGAACGTGGCTGCTCGACGTTTAGCCAGTGAGATCGGATCACCTTCAGTACCGGCTGACGCAGGATAACGATCAACTTCGTCACAAAGCACGACACGAATAGGACGCGAAGCCAGAGATGATGGACTGTTCGCACCAACCAACGAAAGCGCACCGCCAGGAAAGATCTTGTGCAGAGCCGTGTTGCCGGAGTCCTTGCCGCGATTGTCGCGCACCTTTTCGCGCAGACATGGAGTGGACTTGAGCAAACCGGCTGTGACACGATCCTTTGAGAACGACTGTGCCATATCCACCGTCGGCTGCATCATCAGGATCGGAGCCGGATCGTGCGCCATGTGATAGCCGATAGTGTTGAGCAACATCTCAGACTTACCGAGTTGTGCGCCGCACATCACCACGACCTCTTTCACCGTGGGATCTGAACACGCATCCATGATACCACGCTGGTACTCTGCGCGTGAGGTAATCCACCGGCCAGGTTCAGAACTGCTCTGCGAGTCCAAGCGCCTCTCAGCATCCGCCCATTCAGCAACCGACAACTTCGGCGGTGGCTTTAGCTGATCCAGTGAACGCTTCAGGTCCGCAACCAACTGCGCCCTAGACTCATTCGTCTGATGGAACACATCCATCATCCTTGGAGGACATCGACCTTTCGTGGCCGTCCTCTAGGTCTCTTTGCCGCTTCTGTGGCCGGTTCTTCCCCATCCGGTGTTTCAACCATGACTGACGTTTTAGTCGCATCGATCTTAGGATCGTAGTTCGATAGCTCAGAAAGTGCCTCGCGAATCTGTTGCTCGATCAGGTCTTTGATGATTGCGGTGTCGGTTTCCTGCGACATCAGCGGAGCCAGTTTCACCGGTAACGCCAGGAACTTAGCCCGACACGCCTGAAGCACATCAGCCCACGCTTTTACGACATCCTCTGTCGCGCATAACTCTTTTCGGATCTTGGCAAGTTCAAGCTCTGCGATTTCCGCTTCAGCGTTAACCTTGCGTGTTCGAGCGGCTTCGTAATCCGTGCCAGCCTTGAACCCACCTGTACCCATTTTAATCCTGAAAGGTTGGGGCCAGCGGAAAGGGAAGGAAACGCTGGCCCCAGAAGGAAAGACGCCATGAACGACACCGCCTCAACGGTGATGACTTTTTGCGTTGGGCCTCAGTGCAAAGTCAAGTCACAGAAAATCTGTCTGTAGTTTTTTGTCGCGCTCAGAATTACCA